ATGATGCCGAGCTGTACCCGGTGGCCGATGATGCCGATCTGTACCCGGTGGCCGATGATGCCGAGCTGTACCCGGTGGCCGATGATGCCGAGCTGTACCCGGTGGCCGATGATGCCGAGCTGTCCCCTGTGGCCGATGATGCCGAGCTGTACCCGGTGGCCGATGATGCCGATCTGTCCCCTGTGGAGTGCTTAGACGTTTTTTTAGTATATTTTCGCTCAAACATAAATTTGATAGACGCGCCGATCAGGTCAGGCAAAAAGATTGATGCTCCTATTTTTATTTCAGAACATGCTACCTTGCTGTCCTCGTCGTGCCTGGATATTTCCCCGCCAACCTCCACCATATGGAATACGCTGGTTCCAGGATTATAATACTGGAAAATATCAATAGGGTTCTCGCAGGAGTGAAATCCAGCCTTACAAGGAGAAACCTTTCCGGTGTGCTTATATGTTTCGCCCTCTACATACTGAAATCCACGGCATTGCATGTTTTGGTCAAATGCCTTGTACGCTATTATTTTGTTTTTCATTTCTCTCCCTCAGTTAATCTCAATAAAGGTAAGTTCTGCCGGTACAATCTGCCCCTTGCACTTCCTGCAAAACTTGGCATGTGGGTCGCCGCTGTTCTGCGTTTCCTTTGCCTTTGCAGCCCTGCGCCTGTCCTGGCACACTTTGTCCCAGGTTGGCCGGGTCATTTTCGTTTCAAGGCCGGATGTTATCGGGCAAATTTCGATATGAGTACGCCATAGTTGGGTTGTGGTGCCGGATCGGTGGGGGATCATTTGCAATCCTCCGCAGGGTCGATGCCGAGCATTGCCTTTGCTCTGGCTATGGCGTGGTCTTTGTTTATGTAGACAATGCCGCGCTTTAATCTATCAAGGTCGAAGCGGTGGTCATCCCAAAAGCATACTCTAACCATTTCTTCATCCCCCACAACGGGGATGAAATACGTCTTTTTGGTAGGCGCAACAGTCTCCGGCGCAGGCACCTCGAACCCGTTTACTGTTATTGTCTTGGGTGCGATGGTGTAGTCACTCAAGTTCCCATCAAACCTCATTTCATCAACCCACATCCCGCAATATAAAACCTTTTCTCCTGCGGCAAACGCTGAAATAAAAGGAATTCTACTTGCCCACCACTCAGGTTTATATTTATCGCTCATCTGACCACCTCTATATTAGGTCGTAACTCTTCTCGCATCATTTCATCCAACATCTTGATACGCCCGGAATGTTCGCAATTACGCTTGCATTTCAGGCACAGCACCACGTTTATGGTTGGTCTTCCTGTTTTGATACACAGCATTAGCTTAACCTCCACTTTTTATTTCCACGCCTCGGCGCGGTTTTTAATCTTCTTGAAAAGTTTCCAGAACGCCTGAGCCGTTATGGCTTCGTACTGCTCCCACGCCGGAACCCTGATGGCTTCGTACTGCTCCCACGCCTGAACCCTGATGGCTTCTCGCTGCTCCCACGCCGGAACCCTGATGGCTTCGTACTGCTCCCACGCCGGAACCCTGATGGCTTCTCGCTGCTCCCACGCCTGAACCCTGATGGCTTTGTACTGCTCCCACGCCTGATCAGATAGCAGCTCGGCAGGTTGAGAACGAAACATGGTCATTTGTCCAGCGCGTATAGCTGTGCATATTTCTTCTGGGAAGTTGGCCGGGGTTGAAAAATCTTCACATTCGCGCCGTATTGATTTTCGACGCTCTATCCCGTAATACCAGCATATTGCCCAATGACCGCGCCAGTTGTCCTTGTTGTGTCCGTATTGTGATAACTCTTTTCCCCTTCTGCTTTTCAGCTCTTTGTCTGAGAGGAAATATATTTTTCCTTTATATTCCAACCAACTGACAAACTCACACATTAACTTAACCTCCCCTTTGTAAGCCATAAATAGGCTGTATTATATCCGACACCCTCAAGTGCCGCTATCTCGGCGCAGGAAAGGAGCCGTCCTTTGTAACTGAACATTCTCTTTTTACGGTTGCTTCCTCCTGGTGTCTTTTTGGTCAGTCCAAGCATGTACTTGTCGCGCTGGATCGTACCAACTGAACAACAGAATAGCCTAGCTATCTCCTGCAACTGGCATTCTTTGCTTAATGCCGCAAGCATGGCCTTGTATTCGTCTTTGATGTTCCAGAAAAAATGGAAATGTTCTGGCTCGACCCATCCTATTTGCATGAGCACTTCCTTTCTTGTGCGTAGCCAGTGATCGGCGTTGAATTTTGACATGTGTGGTAGCCCTATGCAAAATTAATGAAGTCAAGATCAGTCCCAACATGGAACAGCTTTTTCCGCCTTGGGAAAAGTTTCTTGCTCATTTTCCGAACAGATTCCCCCTTCCAGCCGTGTGGATCATGTTTTTTCAAAAAAGCGTTTGCTTCTTTTCTAGTGGCGAATGCGCGTCCAAAAGCACCCATTGTCATCCCCTCCATGTTTGTATTAAAAACCAACTTGCTTTTTATTTACCTTATCACAGGCAAAGGTTTTGTCAACCACTTTATTTTACTTTGCGCACAATATTTTTTGTTGACAGAACACCGTGGATTTTGTATTATGGCTTCATATGGTGGTTGAGTGGTTGAAAAATTAAAAAGGAGAGCTTGACAATGCAGAAAGCAAAATACTTGGCGGTGGTGGGGTTGTTTTTTCTTCTGTTTATTTCGGGGTTGTTTTTTCTTCTGTTGATTTCTGGATGCTCAACTGACGCAGAGGTAGTGTCTCGAAACCTTTCGCTGGAAGCGGGCAATTTCAATATTGACCGGAGGATTGTATTTTACAATGGCATCACCGGAACCTATATACTGACCATCGAGGGCCGCTGCCAGGTAGAGCATGGAGAAAAGTTGGCGGTTACATGCAAGACAGGCGAAAACTCTTACAAAAAGCACTACCTTGGCCTATCGGATAATGTCACTTATTTCTCTGAGCAGTTGGAAGGGACTGCGACAAGCGCATACCGATACAAGGTGGTGTTTAAGCCCGAGACAATTCTCCCGGATGTTGATCTTCGTACCAGCAAGTAAAATGCAGTCCAGGGAAAGCCTGGCAAAGAGTTAAGGGCGGTGGCGAAATTGGGAGACGCTTCCACCGTGTAGGTGGAGATTGGCAAGGTTCGATTCCTTGCGTTGCGCTTGGGACAAATGCAGGTTCAAGCCCTGCCCGCCCTTTTTCAGATTAACACAGGAGGAGTTATTATGTTCGGAAATTTACTGAAAGCAGTTGTCGGCGTTGTAATCGAAACCCCTATCGCCATCGTGTCTGACGTTGTAACCATGGGCGTGGTCTTAACTGACAAGCGCGAACCGTATACGTCGTCTGCGCTAAAAAAAGTTGTCAGAAACGTACAAGATTCGACCGAATGACCACCTTCGACCTAATCAAATACGTAAACGGCAAAGCCATTACCATTCGGTGTGCGTTGCAGATTGTTAGATGTTTGTCTTGTGGCGGTGTAAAGAGCGCGATTGACGGCGGCAGCCTATAAAGCGAAGATGCGCATAGTTCAATGGGAGAACAGACCCGGCAGGGGAAGGTTGGTGTTTCGATGGCACCTGCGCCACCGTCACAAGACATTTTTTAAAAAAGGGAAAGACATGAATAAGACGACCAAAACAATCTTAATAGACGCATACACGGATGCTGATGACGTTCCGGTGTGCGGGGAATGTTCTTCCTGCATCCGTGGAATGGGGGCATGTCTGGGACCAGACTGCCCTGTCTGGCGCAATCAAGACAATACAGGAGCGGAGGACAATCAGCCATGAGTGGAAAAATATTAGAGGTGTATTCCTGTGACTCTTGCTATTTTTTTAGTGGAGACGAGAGCTTGTGCGAAAATTTAATGATTAAGGTTGTGAACTCTGAAACCATCCCAGAGTGGTGTCCACTGCCGGATAAAAACGGGTGGTTGCCTATTGAATCCGCACCTAAGGGGAATCTTCTATTGTTGTGGGATGGAACTAACTATGGGGTTGGATTCGCTGCCGAAACAAAAGAAGAAGAAACGGCCACGCATTACATGGCCCCATCCCCCCCAGAGGTAAAGCCATGAGTAAGATTATTGAGATAGGTTGCTGCGCGGCCTGTCCATTTCAAGGATATACCGGCGCAAAACCTATGTGCTTCAAAACCAAAGAAATACTGGACAGCGTAGATGCCTCGCCGCCAGCCTCATGCCCACTACTAGACAAAGCCGGGGATGATAAAACATTACTCAAAGAAATGGCTCGTTCCAGATATGAGAAGTTGCGACAAATGAACCCCACACAGTTTAAGGAATTATGGCGTGCGAATATAAGCGGTGGCTGGAAATTTGATGAGCTTGTCGATGCTTGGCCCGAACTACCATCACCACCAGAGGTAAAGCCATGAGTAAAGAACTAAAGCCGTGTCCGTTTTGCGGGAATAAAGAGGTTGGAATATTTAGCGATTCTGATCTTGGAGAGTCCGATCTTGGAGAGGATGAAAGCGGGCAGTTTACCGCTGTATGCTCGTACAATATTGGTGGTTGCGGGGCATCTGGCTCCTACGAATACACACGCGAAGAGGCGGCGGCAAGATGGAACACCCGCACTCAACCAGAGTACAAGTATGCCACACATGAAGAGTGGGAAGACCAGCTAAGTGATGGCTGCGATTGGGAACACGATGGGAGGCCAGACGCATTCAACGCCGCCCGTGAACTAAAGGATAAATAATGAACGAGGATATTTTTCAGCAAATCCACGATCACCCAGAGGTTAGTATTTTTGGATGCCCCAAACCACAAGATGATGCCTGTTCTCCTAGATATTCTGTTGAGATAATCGGGCCGGAATATCTTATGAAAGAATTAATCGAGAGGATTGATAATGCCCACAAGTAAAATAATGAATATCCCACCAAAGCAAAGCGGTAAAACATCAAAGTACCATTTTGACGATCTACTTAAAAAGAAGAAGCTGAAATACACCGCCACCGGAAAGCAGCTTGACTATATCAGGTCCGCCGCCTCGACATGGGCGAAGAAGAACGGGGTGCGAGTTACGACACGGATATGCAATGGTGGCATATGTGCTTATCTGATCGAGAATGAAGTATGAGGGAGATAAAGACATACGATGTTATCCTTACTCCGTTTTCAGATGTGCGGTTAAGCGAAAAGACATTGCTAGCCCTTTCTTCCATAGACAAAAACTGGAGAGATACTTACCACAATAAACGGGCAAGGAGCAAGAAAGCTAAAGAAGTAAAAAGGTTTATTTTTGAAATAGAACGCGCTGCCACTGCAATGTCAGAGTTATATTGGCTGGCAGGGCAAGAGTTTACAGAGATATAAAACCGCGCCCCGCACCTAACCGGAGGAATTAGGCCGGGGCGCACCCTTCGCCGGGAGAGGACGGCGAAACCTATTTCTTGTTGGTGAAGTACCCAAGCAAGGCGAAAATACCAGCGGTGGCAAGCTGGATCCAATCACCGCCATGCAGAACGCCGGTGGATATACCGCCCATAAGAGGGTTGATCGCGGTAATAACTGCCCCTGCTGCTCCGATTATAGTTGTTGCTTTGTCCTTGTCCATTGTGTTTCTCCTTTATTTTACGCCAAGATATTCAAAAGAGTAGTGATTCCCGTCTTGGAATTTTCCACCCCACCGGGCAAGCGGATGCTGCTTTTCCCACCACTCACCCAAAGTTCTATGCCCTTCTGTGTCGCTGATAAAGGCACCGTTTTTGAAAAGATTCAAGTCTATAGCCAGCTTGTTCTTGTGTGCGCTGCTCTTGTGTCCGTACCCCATTTTTATACCCAAGGCACCATGCACTCGCGGGTCACGGAATGCGTCGCCCACGGCAATCTCAAGGCCTAATTCAAAAGCCTTGTCGAAAAGGCGAGGGATAAGCCTCGAAAACGCCCATTGTAATTTAAGCAATTCGCTCACTCCACACCCATAAGCTCTGTGCATCTTTCCAAATGATCGTCAAGCCGTTTTATGGCAGCATCGAGCATTACAGATGCCATTGTCGGGTTTTCGGCCCTTACGTGCTTTGCAAGATGCACCACGGCTGCAAGCGCGTTTCTTGTTTTGTGACAACAGATTGAACATGGATCGTCTGGTATACTCATCAAATACCACTAGGCTTTAGTAGCTTTTGCATGGCCGCTATAAACCCTCCCCAGAAAGTAGCGGCGGCCCACACACAAGAAGCTGCCACCATGAGATAAAAAGCTATTTCTCCGGCCCTATTGCCTCTTTTTCTCATGGCCGATACAAAAGCATGGTTTGCCTCTTTTTCTTCCATTGCAACCACGCATTTTTCAAGATGTGTGTGTTCTCTATAATGCCTCTCTGCTGGAACCCAAAAGTTTTGCCGCTCAAGGTCAAACTCGGCCTTTACAATTTCTTTAATTTTCGGCTCTAAATGCTCGATTTGCAACCTTTTTAGTAGCCCGAGGAAATGGTCCTCTTCCATATCCTGTATTCTCATTCCCGCCCCCTCAAAAGTTTGGCCGCATAAATACTTGGCAGATAGTCACACCATCGAGGGGCAAACGTACCGCCTATTCTTCTAAGAACATGCCGGATTACCCACACACATTTTGTTCCTGGGAATCGCGGTTGACCGATAAGGTCGTCAAGCATTTCTTCCAAATCAGCAGAGAGAGCAACGCCTGTATCTATCGCGATATTATCGGCAGAAAGATCGGCAGGATAAAGCGCATAGACTCCTGTTTTTCTCCGGAATGACCACGCCTGCCCATTAGCATATATGGCAACAGAATCGGCAGGAAAGCCGACAAGAGCCTTTATTACGCCCCATGTGCTTTTCGGCCTGTGGAACAGGATGAAGATATTTTTGGAGTTTGCTGGGTCGCTCTTTGTGGAATAGCTCCTTTTCATGGTATGAATAAGCCACAAAGAAAAGCCAACAATTATCGGGGTGGACGAGTCAATGCGGGAGACATGCCAGAGCGAATGCCCAGCAAAATCAACCCACGCACCAATGCAGAACAGCGCGACAATAGAGCGGAACAGTAATGGACGTTGCTTTGTCTCTGAAAGGAGCAACTGCAAGACCACAGCCAAAGATAGATATTTTGCGCCAAGGGCAAGCTCCCACGTTGCGTCGTTGGATATAAACCCATGCGCGAGGTGTTCGCTTGCCGCAATAGCTATTAGAGAAACGAGCCAGATCAATTAAAACGGCCTGTCCGTGGGTCTCTGCTCGGCGGTGAGCCTTTCGGTTTCGGTGATCCTGCCATTTATTAATCCCCCATGTCTAAATCAGCAATGGCCGCTGCTGATACAGTAAGCGCGTTGGTTTTCATGTCATTCACTGCATTGTAAAAAAGCTGGCCGTTGACCCCAGCCACCACTGCGGTTATTGTCCCGCCTGTGCCGCCGACAGTCACGTTAACCGGAATAGTTAACGTGTTCGCCCCGGTGCTGGTAACAACATAGCTACCGTTTATGGAAGGGGTTGCCCCTGTATGCCCGGAGATCGTGGCGGTATAACCGGAAGGGATTCCATGCGCTGCGGATGTGGTCAGCACGGAAGGATTAGCCACCGACGAACTCACAATGGTAGCTGCTGGAATTTCCGCTACAGCCACAACCCCAAACTCGGTACTCCCCTCTAATCTTGCCGGGATTGTTCCGCCAGCCGTGACACTGTTCATTAGGGCTACGGCTCTTTCAAGTTTTTCCTGTCCCTTGCGGATATAATCATCTCCCTCAGCCACCATTTTACCACCAAATGTTACACTGCTGTACGGTGTTCTTGCCATGTTTATTCCCCTATTGTTTTAAGTAGCTCGATAGCCTCGACATTTTTTCCTTCTACTGACAACACTTCTGCTCGCCTTCTTATCATTGCTTTGTATATCTTTTTTGCCCTTTCTAGCTGCACCCAGACTGGATCGTTTGTTTCCGGCCATCCTGTGTTGACATTATACGTTGATGCCTGTTCTTCTGTCAACATATGGATGGAGTCTTTATGAGCCGTTCTTACTTTCCAAAGGGCATGCTTTGCGTCAAGTACATCTAATGCGACAGGAATAAACTCAGAGGCCGGAAGCTCTTGCGTCACGTTGTCCTCTGTGCGGAACTGTACCGTTGCCTCTTCACGCTTTGCCGACTGTCTTGTTATCGCAGCAAGGACAACACGCTCGAATGCGCTAAAATCATCAGCGTTACGGAGCTGGATCGTTTTCGTCCCGGAAGGGAAAAGTGCCGTGACATTGCTGTAAAACTTTGATTTATACAGTTCATCCAGCTCTGCCAGCCGCAGGGCGACATATGACGGAGTTGCCCCAGAGATGGTTACCTCTTCATAATCGCCAGATACCCCGCCGTAAAGGGCAACAGCATTTAATATACCCTTGCCATCCTCAAAGTCAGGACTTTGATAATAAACAACGCTACCGTCTGATACTCGTCTCGTTATTTTCATCATGCCCCCTATGGTAACTCGTGGCCGCAAAACCAGCAATCTGTCTGCCCTGCGTTGATTTCTTCTGATCCACCACCGTCTTGCCTTGCGTACACCTCGAAGTAATCCGTATCAAGAGTTGCAGCAACGTCAACGCTAATTGTAATGCCACTAGAGGTGTCAGTTGGAGCCCAATTCTTGACCAGTTTATGCACAGAACCATTTTTATAGATGTATGCTGCAAGGTTTGCAGACGCATCGGTATCCGAGATAGACCAGTGAGCTGAAAGCTGGAACTTTCCAACCTTGCCCGGAGAAAATCGCGAACTCGCAAACACTGAACCCACATCATACTCTTCCGAGTCGTAGGTTATTTTTGTGGGGGTTGCGCTTGCCAATGCCTGGTTGGGTGAACTTTTATACGCGCTGAATTTCACGTATGTCGTGGCCGCTGGTGCGACCAATGCTCTACCACTTGCAAGCTGATAGTTTTTGATCCGACAGGTCGTGCTGGTGATCATTTCAACGTCGAAGGTGTCCCCTGTCGCTGTAGCAGCGATGCTCGCCCCTGTTTGGGTGATAATCAAATCGGTGGCATGGTGAGTAATGGCCCCAGCACCGAGACACCGACAATGGTATGTGACGCCAGCAACGCCATTAAATGCGGTTATAGTGGTAGAGGTGTCCGATAAAGTTCCGTTTAGTGTAGTCCCCAAAGTTGTGGTAGCGGAGCGTGTCCATGCCGTCACAGCCTGATTAACCTGTACAGCACTTCCAGCCGTTACACCAAGCGAAACAGATGATGGGTTAGATGTGTTTACTTTCGAGATTATACCCAAAGACACAGCCGTTAGAGACGCGGAAAGAACCCCAGAATCCATCGCAACGGTTATGGTCGTGTCAGGCGCACCGTATGAGCTTGTGGCAATCGCACCATACAGCGTTGTCGCATCGGTGAATTTCATCCTGCGCCCGACATGGTACGCCGCCGTTACGTCAGTAGGGATAGTGAACGAAGTCGTAGAGACAAAAGTGGGGGTATGCCCAAGATTTACCCACTCAGCTCCCTCGTACCATGTCCGAACCGCGGCCATTACCTCACGCGCCGAGTCATTCACGCCAGATGGGAGCATCCCCTCTTTGAACCCGTTGGGAGATTCTGCGTTATTGCTTGCCGCCGTGGTACTCCATGCCGAAATGTTTGACATTTTTATGGCCTTTCTGTATATGTTTTATATGGAAAAACTTTCTGTGGTCTCAATCGCCGCCGGGTTAGCTATCTGCCCCCTGATAAACATTTTGGGGGAACGGATCAGCGCAAGAATATCTAAAATGAAAGACGGAAGGATAAAGTCTATCATGTTATTTCGTTATCCCAAGTAGACCGTAAGCACCAGCAGGAGCGGCAACCCTCTGTAATATTGGGTTAATAAGCCCACCCACGCCTTGCATCACCCGCGAATCTGCCACTTTACCAAGGCCTTGAGCCAGCGACACAGATGGGCTTGACAAGTACGCCTTTGTCGCTAGGTGAAGAGGTAAAGACACAAGGTAGTCAGTCGCCCCAGGCAGAGGCATTCTTGTTGCTGTCCCGGAATCACCGACAATAGGACCGAATGACTTAGAGAACCTTGCAGCCTCATACATTGGGCTTTCGTTCTTGCCAAGGGTGTACCCGTGGAAGTCTTTACGGTTCAGGACGTTTCCTAGAGTTTTTCCAGATACGTCTCCGCTGGCCGGATTTACAACACCCTGAGATTTCGCAACCGTAATGAAATTTCTGTATTGCTTACGGGCCTCATCAAAAGCCTTTGCTTGTTTTTCAGGCAGCCCACTTGCGATAAGGTCGTCAACTGTATCTTTAACCTGATACAGCATTATTCCTGCCTCTCTATCTCCACTGCCACCTGTCATTTGCTGGTTTGCGGCACGCCCTAGCTTGCTAGAAAGACCGGCCAACTGTCTCCCGCTTGCCTCCCCTTTTTCAAGGTATGAAACAAACCTTTTCACCAGAGGGTTGTCAGATGTTGACACAAGCCCCTCAAAATCGTCTTCTATACTAGCCAGTTTCCCCATTACGCTGTCAACATCAACAGGCTTTTTCACGTCGCTGGAAACATGCTTGAAATTGCTGGACAATCGCTCATGGGCTGCGGCCAATACTCCGCTGTCTACAACGTCAGCCGACTCTCCTATGGCTCCGGCAACAGCCCTATTGACGAGCTTCTGGTTATTGTCTTTAACCGCATAAAAAGGGCCGCTTGTCATTGGCTGGCTTTCTAGCTTCGCCTCTAGTTGCTGCAACACTTTCGAACCGCTTGCTTGTCCTGGCGTTAGCTCATAACCCGCTGCTCTTGCTCTTTTTGCAAGTGCTGCTCGCGTGGAATTAAGACCAGCAGATGGGTCAGGACCGGCTGTCCCCATCGTGTACCCGCCTCCCTTCCCAGACAGCACCGCTTCACCTGATACACTAGCCTTACTTGCAGCCTTTCCTCCGGAAACAGAAGCTCTTTGCGCAGAGCCTACAAGCGATGCGGGGGCTGTGCGGAACATACCAGATACTAAGTCACCGATCCCCTTGCCAGCCACACCCCCAGCCGCTCCAGCCGCAGCATTAAATGCCCTCGACTCTCCTTCTACTGTTGGGGACAACATACCTATGCCTGCCCCTGTCAGGGCTGCTCCGGTGTAGGTGTTTACTCCGGGGATTAGAGAGGCTGGCAAGGCTGTCGCCGCTCCCCCTCCAAAATATCCGACCTTCCCAGACGTAGTTCCCATTAGAGGCGCATCTGCTTCTCTTGCCGCAGCTTCGTCTTGCTGGCTTGTCAACCCTACCAATTGACCAGCCCCACGGCCAAGATCAACCATTGCCTTTCCAGCCCCGGCCAATCCTCGCCCCGCCCATTTTGGTATTTTCACGCCCGTATCATACCCAGCCACGTTTAAGGTGTACGGAGAAACAGACTCAATTTGCTCCATTCTGCTTTGCGGTTCTGCCTGTGCCGGTGGCTGCACTGCCTGCTGCTTCGTGTTTGCCTGTATTGCTTCAACAATTTGCGTATCTGTCATGCCGTCGGGAAACTCAACAACACCAACGCCAGGAACATCAATTTGTTGCGGCATTATTCGATCCTCCCGGTCGCTGGATTATAACGCCTTATCTTCCCATTACCTTTTGGCTCTGAGCCGGGTTTAGCTGGGCCTGCGGGTTTTCTACTAGTTCTTCTACGCAACGACTCAATTTGCCCTTTTTTGGTTTCAATGAACGATGATAGAACTGCGTCTTTCTCTTCTGGAGAAGCGTCCGGATCTCCCAATGTCGCTTTTAGTGATTGCCCCTCTTTTTCTGTAAATTGTGCGCCGAAAGTCTGCCTCAACAATGGCAGTATTTCGTTGTCAACTTTAGAGATATATTGCTTCCTTGCGATTGCTCCTTCTCCAACATCAACACCAAGCTCTCTCTTGGCTATGTCTGCCCCCTGCCCGATCTTTGTATATGTGGCTTTTTTGCCAAGGTCGCTAAGCTCTGACACCACACTGTTAAGCCTAGGCATGGTTGATTCCATATCTGACAGACTTGCCTCGGCTTCGCCAATAGATTTACCTGTAGCACCTCCAGCCGCCCTTCCAGCCGCTATAGGCCCTGCGTAGTTAAGCTCAACACCCTGTTTCGCCTCTTCTTGCGCCCCCTTGAGCCACGGCTGCGCATCAGGAGAAATGCCCTTCGGCAATATAGCTGAAAGCTGGCCCGGCATTCCTGGTGTCGGCATGACAACTTGATTGCCAAGGTCTTTCCATTGCTCGGCTCTTTTCATAACCAAGTACTGCTGTCTCTGTTCAGGTGGTAAGCTATTATAAAACTTCCACTCTTGTACGCTTTTTGGGCTATCCCCCTCGCCGGGGAGCATCCCCCTGGCAATTTGCGCCCGAAATTCTGGTATCTTTGTAGCGTCAGCCCAAGGAATCTTTTCTGGTGCGTTAATGCCGAAATCTGCCGGGTTAGCATTTCCAACGTTCTGCCACGCAGATTCAGCCTCTTTTTCACGCTGTTGATCTGCAAGCATTTTTGCTACTTGTGCTTCTCGCAATTGTCTTTGTACTGCCAAGTCCTGCCCCTGCTGATAGGCAAGCAATCCACGCCCTAAAGCCTGCCCTGTTCCGACTGGTTGAGGATTAGGCCCGCCAGACTCAAGCAATGAAGCAGCCACTTGCATTGCTCCGGGGCTTTGTAAAAAATCCATTAATCCCGCCATTCTAAGGCCTCCCGTAATTTGCCAAGGTTTTTATTCTCACGATAATAGAGCCAGCCCACCAAGCGCACCCAACCCGGTCGCCATGCCGCTGGACATGAGAGCGGAGGGAATCAACCCAGAAGCATACAAGCTGCCCCCAAGCATCGCGCCAGATAACGCCCCACCTAATCCGCTGGCTGCTGAATTGGTATTTGTCGGGGAAGTGCTTGTGCTTGATCCAGATTGCCCGTAATTTCCTTGGATAAGCTGGCTATACCGCGCCAATGCATCGTCTTGCTTATTCTGGTCGAAGTTCCACCTGTTCAACTGGTCGTTCAGATTGGCCTGCGCCATGCCCTCTCTCGCGCTGCCCACCGAAGCAAGCTGTTGCGCATCCACATAATCCTGATTTGCCATCTGAGGCGCAAACAACATCCCCTGTGTTTGTCTGTCTCTTTCTGACTCGTAATTTTGGCCGTACATGCTTGCCGCTGTGTCACCGTATGCCCCGGCAAGCGCGGTTTGGTGCAGTCCTGAACCATACCGCCCACCCTTTGCAAATTGGCTGTCAAGGCTTCCCCTCACTTTCCCCAATGCGCGGTTTACAGCCGTGTCAATGTACGGATTGCTGTTTAGATAGTCACCTTCCATGGTGTCTGTAAGCAGCCTGTTTCCTGCGGCCATCAGCGGAGAACCAGACCTTGCCCTATCCGCTTGCATCGCCAGTGCTTGCTCTGTCTCTGTTGCGAAAGGCGTTACTGTTGAGCCGGGGAAGTAATTTCTCGTTTTATACTGGTTCCTTGCATTAGCAAAAACATCTTGCAAATATGGCTGCTGTCCTTCCCATGGGTCGGATTTTGTCACTGTTTGGGTGGAAGTTGCCCCGCCACCACCGCCGCCTGAACACATAATTATGCCCCCATTGTTAAAAGATAAACGGAGTCTGTCTGCCTAAAGCCAAGACGCTTCAACATTTTTCCGGTGTTCGCATATGATTTAACTGTTGCTGTCACTTCGGAGACCCCTATTTTTTGGAAAAAGTTTTTGCAGTATCGCATCAATACCAAAGCGAGCATCCCTTTCCTGTGTTCTGGCAATAGATATAATGCGCTTTCTTCTGCGACCATCAATTGCGTATGAATTGATGGGTATACAAAGAACCCGCACCCGCCCACCATTTTCTCTTTTAAAAAAACTCCAACCTGAACAAACCCTCCGCTTTTTTCCAGACTCAAAAATCTGTTATAATCTGGCGATAAAGGTGGGCGATGTTCCTCTATTTCATCCCACTGCGTTCTGTGTAAGTACTCTATTTCTTCAAGGTGATCTGCCATCTTTGTTAGCTTTACTGTGTATCCCTGATATTCCTTTTCTGGAAAATCTGTATCTGCTAGATATTCAACATTCTCAGGAGTATGGGACGAGTACGAAAGTATTTGCATAGACAACTCTGGTGTCACCACCATCCCGTCACACATTGCAAGAGCTTCCGCTAGTTGCTCGATACCCATTATTTCCCACACTCCCCTGAAAAAGAGGCGTTTGGTTCCGCTGCGCTCACACCTATATCTGCTTTTCGTGACGTATAAGTTATCAAGCCATCCGATGTTGTTTTATCCCAATAGTTAAAGCAAAAGTTTGGGATGATTGCCGAGACATTCATTATTTTTTTAACATATTTGCACGCCAGCTTATTAGAGGTTGGTGTAACCCCATAAATTACATCAAATAAAAACCCGTCAGGCCCGGATAGTGACAGATAGTGATCTATCACTCTTTTGCCTACCTCGAAAGAGTCCTTACCGAACCCCTGCTTGAACATGGAAAAATTCGCCCGAACCCTTTTCCCTTCCAATGAGTTAAGCCAGCTAATCATTACAATTGTTTCTCCGCGCATAACTACGAAAAGTAGCTGGCCCGGACTTTTAAACAGCCTGACGAAATCGGAGGCACATTGAACAGAACCGTCATAAAACGCTTTTTTCTCTAACCCCTCAGCGACAAGGCTTAGATATAACCATGCAAGGTCGGAATCAGGGATATTGGGTATCCCGTCAACAACCATATATGGCACAATTCTTTCCATTAACCCACCAGCACACAGGAGAAGGTTCTATCGTTTGTCGCCGTATTCGCATGGGTCAAGGTCACGGTTTTCGCCGCAACATCACGCCCGGAGACATACAGGCCAGACAACGCCCCAGCCGCATTCGCCGTGATCGGGGTGAAAGTAAGGACAGTGTCAGCCCCGACACGCCCCTCTGCAAAGGTGACAGTGGTTGTCGCGCTGTTCGCCGTCAAAGTTATAGTTGCGGTGTTATTCGTCTTTCCATCCATCACCGCGTTGATCTTCTTGGCAAGCTGCTTGCACCACTCCAGCGGGTTTGTATGTGTCTCTATCGCCTTAAGGAAGCTCATCGTTTCCCGCCCTCGGCAAACTCAACAATGGCAACACCCTGAGCATGGGAAAACCCTCCAGAAACTTTAACTCTCGCCCGATGGTATCTGGCGTTGCTTCTGGTTTCTACGTCTCCGGTGGTGTTTACCGCTGTTTCTGTCCCCCATGTGACACTTTCTGTCAGTGCGTTCCTAGCCCCTATCTGCATGGTGACTGTGGAGCCGCCGTCGATCATCGGCCTTATCCGTGATAATCTTGTCCTTTTGCCCTCAATTATCTCGACTTCCCCTGTCTCAATAGTCGCATCAAGGGCCGTTCCAGTAAAAAGGCACAGCTTATGGTCAGTGTTAAACGCAGTAAGGGATATTGAGTTATCAATCCACGCCCTCGAATCTAGAGAAAACTCCAAGGCGTCAAGGCTTGAAGAAACAGTATCGAGCGAATCAAGCGTATAGCTTGTAGGCAATGCAAGCCTCGCGATTATCTCCAGAGTTATCTCCGCGGTTGACCATCTTTTCTTTGAGCTTTGCGCATAGTTGAACATTATCACCTTATTGGGATTTCCAGACACATTGGAAGCCCCAGGATATGCCCAGAAGATCACTTGGTTTATAGGGTCCACAACAGCGTATATCCTGTGCATATAGGACTGATCGAGGTCATTATAAAATGACTTAGAGACCATATTGTGGCTAATGGGCGTTGAGCTTGTGCCGTCAAACACGTAAAACCCGTCTTCACCAAGATATGCCGTCATTGTCCCGATCTTACAGATTGAACCCGGCGCATTGGTCCCATATCCAGACTCTATTTCGTCAAACTGGAACACTGATGGGCTACCAACATACGTCATGCGGGTGATAGCACGTTCTTGGAAGATAATCCCATACTCCCCGCCGACAATCCCGTTAACCCACCCATTGGCAGAGTTGAGGTCTTGAAAATCAGCCTGAGTTGTAGCCGAGACAGTCCAGTCTGTGGGGTCGCCAATAGCAGACCAGCGAACCCTGAAAGGAACAGCCCCATCAGATACATCGTCCGTGTTTCCCACAACCACGAAATCCCTTACTACTCCGATATACCTTGCCTTTGGCGCAGAGGCGGCGAGATCGGCAAATGCCGAGCTGGTCCCTATCGTAAAGGTTTGTATCGGATCGGCTATCTGTGTGGCGAGAATCTGCTCACCCCATTGTGCGAAATTCCAGTTGCTGTCGGGGGCGCATGTGTACCCGCCTACCACGGAAACGTCTCCCCATGTGGTAGTGTCTATCTTGTACAGCTTCGATACGTCTCCGGCGAAAAGGTACACGTTACCACCGTTGTCACGCCCAGATACAGCCCCTTGGCATCTGGCAGACAATGCGCCGGAGAAAACGGACAACCCTGAAAACTGCTTATAGCTGTCTCCATGCGGCACAACATTGTTTGCCACAGTTGCGCCCGGATTTTCATGCGCCGGGAGGTCTGGGAGATATTCTCCAAACTTTATCATGCTGCTGTTACCTGTAAGATAGAACCTGAAAACTCCTCGTTGTTGTCTTGCTGCTGCACAGCATTTTTCACATCGTCATATTTTGCTTTCCAAAGAATGGCCCGTGGATCATTGCCCAGATACGGCTCTGCTTCTGACAGGGCGGCAAACAGCACAAGCTCTGGAGCATTTGCGGTAAACCAGTTCGTCTCGTTGCTCGCGGAAAGCGCGTCAAGCCGCTTATAATAGCTGCCCTTCACGGTGTATGTGCTGTCCGAGTACGGGCCGAAGATAAAGTCCCCGCCCTCTCTTGCAAAGAACAACGGCTTGGAGTCTGACGAGCGGGTAGGATAGTTCGTGTAAATCCACTCTGCGGTTTTTCTCTGTAGCTTCTGGACAGGCGCACCGTCTACATACAGGTGCTTCATTTCGATATAGCCGGAAGGAACCGCCACAACCCCTGCCGTGATCGCGGTGGAGATAGCCGTTTCCATTGCTGCAATCCGCAAATCTCGATATATTCTGGCCTCACCTAAGCAAACCAAATCTGGGATAACCCCGGCGAGGTCTGATCTGTCCAGCCAAGTACCAACCGCTGTTTTGATCGTGGTATAAGAATTGAGACTCATCCAAGCCACCCGTAGCGGTCAACATAAACCGGATTGTGGTTGTAAAACTTTATCCCCTCTCCGGCAAACCGGCAGAGGTGCGATTCTTTGGGGATATGGACCTTGATTCCCTTCCCTTCTGCAAGCCCTATGAGATATTCCATGTTTGGCCGCTGGTAGGTGTATTCCTCTCCATCTGCCATGTCGATACCCCAAAGGCCTATCTCTTCCGCGCCCTCATGGATTGCAAGGGCCATTGCATACGCAACAGAAGAGTTGTAATACCTCGCAATCTCAAAAGGGTACTTTGTTGCGCTTGGAAAATATTCTTCCTGCATGTAAACAGGGGAAAAAGACTCTTTCAGTCGGTCAATATATCCTTCTGGTCGTTTGCTGTGTTCGCTTTCCAAAAGCCTAATATCGTGCATCTCGAAAAGACGATCCATGCGAGGCCATGCTGTATCCCACGGCAACCCCCACTTTTCCCAAGAGTGATCGTCCCACGGTGCTTGGTCGTGCGTGGACGGAGAAAGCCCGATAATGGCAACCTTTAGGCCCATTTGTTTCTCGTCCTTGCAAAAGGCTTCCCGCTAACGGTCAAAAGGTATGGCTCGTTGTTTTGGATGTAGCACAATGCCCGCCGCTTCTCGTCCACATCTGGGGAGAGAAGGTTGTACCCAAGATTTTTCAGCCTCACCACGTCTCCCATGTGGATTGAGCCAACATGACTTAGCGTACCCTTGTATTTGCCAAAGTTTTCCGGCTTTGCGTTTCTATCTTCGGAGTTTGCCTTGAGAACCTCGCTATTGTCGTAGCTCGTCTTGACAATTAGCTTGTCTTCCTGCTCGTCATAATAGCTTGTCTCTTGCAGCATTACTCTACCCCCACAAAAGAAACAGAGTATGTGATGCTGTCCGTATCTGCATGGGTTGCCGTTATTTTCAACGCAGCCGGGAGAATGTCTTTGGCGATGGTGTTTGCCGCCGCCGTCAGGCTCGGATGAATCCGCAATACGGTTAGCCCGGTTCCGGTAATTGCTGCCGATGCCAAGATGGTATACTCTGCGCTGCCGCTAGGCGACACCCCGGCAACAGTGAACACCACGGAGGGGCTTGCCGTTACCGCCGTGCAGTTGATGAAAATCAACCCGCCTATGGTCTTGCATGGGATCGTCGCGCTAGTTGTCGCCGTCCTCGCTGCGCTTGCAAAAATTTCCTGATGGTTTTTCATGGTCTTTCCTTTTAATTAAAATGCAAAACGCACTTCGCCAATCCCGCACCTGTCCTTGTTTCGAGGACGTGGCCTATTTCGCAAAAATGCTTGTCAGTCGCAAATGGAGCCTCTGGGATTGCCTCGCTTAATGCCTGCCCAGATATTTCCCCGGTATCAGATGCAATGCCTGTTCTTGCAAGCTGCCCCCGTGTGGTGCTGTCCCAGAAATAAACCTCTGCCACCCCAGAAACAACCACCCACGCCTCTTCTCCGTCAGCAACCCCGCTCTCGAGAAATACCCCTATGCAGTTCGGTACGCCAACAGGGACAAGCGCAACGGCATTATCTGCCGCAGATGTTGATGTTACGCAATATCCCCGCACCGAATCTGATCCTGTCTTGTTGGTCAGCTTGACAGCCAGCCCCCCGTCTTTGGTAAGCCCGGTCTTTGGCGAAATGGCATACAGCAACCCGGAATCGGGGAGGAAAGAGAAAACAGTCTCCCCGTTCTCGTTGTTGACGATGCTCAATGTCTCGTCATTCTGCGTCAGCTTGTAGCTCATTGGTCCCTTTAAAAAGTGGCCCCGAAGGGCCACCCGTTATTACGCTACAGTGTTAGTGAAAGGGGTTGCTTCAGTTCCGGCAGCGTCACCAACAATCTTCACAAACCAGAGATTTGCGGCCAAGCCCTCAATCTCAATCTCCTGACCAGCAAGACCGCCCGTGCTGTTCGAGGTTCCGAGCAAGTCGATGGTGTCTGCCGTATCGCCAGCAACTACCGGCCACCGCACAATAGTGTTGTCGGAGTCGTTGCCCATAATGGCATAGCCGATCATAATATCCGCCCCTGCAACCGACTTGATACTGGCGGCAGAGGTGAAGGTGGTTTTGACGATAAACCGGAACTTCAAACCTGATGCTGCGGCAGGGAGAGTAACCGCGATACCAGCAGCCCTGTCAAGCACGATGGTCTTGCCGGAGTGATCCGCTTCCGTTACGGCCAGGGTTGCCGTGGTGCAGTTGACAATCCGCGTCGAAACATCACAGGTCCGGTTCAGCTCTACTGCCGTGGCAACAACGCCATCAAGGATATTCGCCTCGGTGGTGGTGGTCGCGATAGCCGAAGCATCATCTACCCACCACTGAGTAGCGGAGACAGGGGTAAACCATGCGGACTTGCCCGGCCCCATCGTGAATGCGGCATCTTCCGCAAGCGCATTGATGTTATCATTCCCGCCATTTACGGGGTAGACCTTCAAGGCTGCCGTGGTTACGGTGTTTACAATAAAAATAGGGCCGGTGGTGGTTGCCGCTGCCGGGAGAGCCACGCCCTTGGTCCCGTCTGCTGCGGTTACTGCATTACATTGTTTTGTCAATACTGCTGCGTCTGATGCTGCCGATCCCGCTGCGGCGATTGCCTCGCGGGTCATGACTACAGAAGTGGCATTCAGTGCGATAACATCTGCCGCGCTGATTGAGACCACAGTCACGCCGGTAATCAGATTCAGCAGAGACGTGCTTCCGTCCGTGTTCTGAATCCATTTAAAAGACATTGTTTTTACCCTCTGTTAAGGGGGGGCCGAAGCCCCCGTTACTGGTTAAGATACGGTCAGGTCGTACACGGCTGCATGTGCGGCCTCAGTACACATTTCGAGGGTGTACTCTACCAAAATCTGCTTCCGCTCGCTGTCGCCGGTCTTTGCCAGTGCAACAGTATGGAAATCCCGAAGGGTTGCGAATTTCACATACTCAGGGTCCATGAAGTACACAACATCGGTAGGACACTGCCGACAAGGAACAAGAGTTACCTCGTTGCCCAACGGGTCGATATACACGTCCACGGTGTTGATCACCTTCTTGGTATCTGCATCGCGGGTCGTGGTTCCAGAACCGGAGAAGGTAGCAAATTTCCGCTTCTGGAATGCGTTCAGCACGCCCATGGTCGGGTTGCCGCCGTTGGTCCAAGCAGAGGCCAGTACGGACTCAACAAAAGACTCCTGCAAGGCCCGCGCGGTTCCATCGGTATGCGCATCCGAACCGTTACCAGCGGAAGCAACCGCATCGGATGCCTTGTCGGAGTTGGTCAGAATCCAAGCCTGCGCGCCTGCACATTCTGCGGCCAAAGTATCGTTACCAGCCACGTATGCGTTATTGGCAAGCAGGATTTTTTCAACGTCCCGCTTTAGCTCCTTCATTCGTGCTTCCATCTGGAAGGCCATTTCAGACTTTCGGCCTGCCTTAGAAACTGCCTCCTGCGTCCCGGTTACACGGGCAACCTTATCGGAAATGGCACGGTAGTTGTAAATCCGAGAGGTCGCGGTGCTTGCGTCGGTGGTTGCGTCGTCACCCTCTATCACAAAGTTTGTATCGCTGGCGGCGGTAAGGCTGTGCTTCTGCCACTCATGTTTAGTCCCGGTCATGCTGGTTTTGGGGATGGCAGACAAAAACGGGGTGTCTGCCGGGGAAATGTCATAGATGATGTCGGAAAGGTCTTCCCGGTTGCCGACTGCATCATAGCTTGAAAAAGTATCTGCTGGCTGTGCCATGGTTAATGCTCCTAAACTTTACCGGAGGCAATCAGGAATTCTCTGATTCCCTGCTTACCGCCTGATTTTTTGATTATTGAACGTAGGTTGGTGAACTCTCTTGTCTTTCCATCTTGCGCTGATGCCGCTTGCCCGGGCTTGACGAGTTTCGGCGCAATACGCACCTTTTTCTCCACACCGGCCTTGCTTTCCATCATCTTGTCGTACAACATCGCCTTGCGCAGAAGATTGATATGGAACGCCTTTTTGACCACGTTCAGCCCTTCCGGCTGCTCTCCCCATGCTGCAAGGTCTTTCTGGACATGTGCTTCCAGCTCTGCCCATTCTTTCGCGGCCACGACATCATCAGACCAACCAGGAATCTGCGCTCTCATCTTGGCCGCTTCTGCCGCCAATAGTGCTTGTTCCTGCGTCTGGTTCTGTTCAGCGATTCTTTGCCGCTCTAGCTGCACTTTTTGCAACGCCGCATTGAGGTTGCCTTGGCGCATCTGGAAGTCAGCCAGTTTCGCCGCATACTCTGCTGGCTCGTACTGCCTTAACTCCTGCCAGTTTACCGCCTGAAACTCGCGCATCAATTCCTGATGGGCAAGGCTGGCAATATCGTCAACCTCTTGCAGCTTTTCCACCGCACGCTGTTGAAACTCGGCGGCCTGTGCATCAAGTGCTTTCTTCTTCTCTGCGACTTCCCGGCTCTGGTTGTCTACATGCCCCCGCAATTGGTAGGCGGCCAGAATGTCGTTGAGCTTGGCTGATCCTTCCTTCCCGTCGATCTTCGTCTTGATTACTACGTTTCCGTCTTCGTCAGCGGCGAACATGCTTGCATCGACACCAAGAAGCGCGGAGAGATCGTCGGTGGTGATCTGCGGCCCTTCTACATCTGCGCCATCATCGCTTGCCTGGGGTTCAACCTCGGACCCTTCTTCTTTTGCTGCTTCCGGCTCGGCTGGTTCTGCCGGTTCTATTTTGGCTGGGGCTTCCTCTGCTGTGAGAAAGTTTTCCAGCCGCTCAATGGTACTTGCGCCGTTTCCGGTAGGGTTCCCGTTTTCCTCTGACATTGTGATACGCTCCTTTATTTACGAAAAATTAAGTGGGTTGTATATTTGTTCCGGGTTTGCCTTTTCAATAAACTCTTTCCAATATTGCCTGTTCCCAACCCCGCTAAATGGCATGGAAAAAAGTGGGCCGGCTGGCGTTATTTTTTCTAAATGGTCGTTTAAACCTCTCCACAAATTCCTTGGCGACCCAACCTGATCAAGCTGGACATTGGTTTCTGTTTGATCTTGTGGGGCGGGCTTGCCCATGAATTTTTCACCATACCCCATTATGTTCATCAAGAAATCTGCCAAAGACGGGACAATATGGCCTGATGGTTGTTGAGGCATTATATTCCCAACCTGAGACAGTAGATCCTGCTGTGGTTCTGTGCTTTTCGCTTCTATCAAGCTCATTTTTCTGCTACCTCAAGTATGGCTTTTCTGCTGCGTGATCTAACTCAAAATAGATAGGTCCGAATACCGTGTTGTATGCCCAGAACCCCGGTAGTTTCTGGAAAGCATTATCCCACCCCATCGCCTCCTGCAAGTGGTCAAACCGCCCACAAATATATTGCGGCATCCCGCCTGTTTCTTCCGTAAAGTGCTGGATTTTCTGTGCCAAATCAGATTCTTTCATTTGTCTCTCCTTTATGTCTTCCCAAATTTCGCCCAACCTATATTTAGCAAATTGCTGGTATTTCCATTAAATTAGCTCCGGCATATCATCTATCCACACAGAAACGCTTATATTCTCGCGCTGCATTGCTTCTCTCTTCTTTCCACCGTTTGAATAAATTACCTCTAGCCCAGGGAACACGCTTTCTATCTCTCCCCCGTGTTTCGCTTGGTTTCTGGCTGTGCATATGAACATTGTATGTCCTTGTCTCTGTGCGTCGCCAATAAACCTGTCCCACAATTCTGGGTCTTCGGTGTATGTGTCGTCAAAGTCTAGCGCAATATTTAGGCTCACCTGATAAACCTCTTCAATCCCTTGCGCTGTTCAACCTCATCCAGCCTTATCTGCGCAATGTCTCCTTCTTCCACAATCTTAGTCACTTCCCGCTTGATCCCTGCGAGAATCTGCTTTGCCACAATCACCCGCTGCGCCTTTGCTTGATCGTTTGGGTCGCAGGATAACGCCTGCGCTTCCAAGTACTCTCCGACCTTTACGAAAGCATCTTTGAAGATAGGATTGGCAAGCAATGCTCGCGCATCTGTAGCCTTGAATATCTCTGACTTATACATTTGCAACACCCAAAGCCTTTTCCATTTCTGCTATCATAGACCTTTCGAGTGGCTTATCAATGAATGGGCTAGGCCCTTTGCAGTTACCAATTCGATAATCCCCGACCTCCTTACACCACTCGGAATAAGGAATAGGCTGTCTCTCGCCGCAATATTGAACCCATCTTTGGATTTCCTCTAAACCAAACATGAAACTTTCTGACTTATAAGAATTATACACTCGGCATCTCCCCAAACCCGACCGGTCCAATATCAACTTTTAACCCCTCAAGGAATGCTTGCATTTCCAGCTTTGCGGCCTCAATAGACTCCTTGCTTGCACGCTCTGCTCTGCGCTCAGATGCGTCATATTGCATTTTCAACAGGTCCATTTCGTGCTTGTGGGCCTCTTTCATCTGCGCTACCTGTCCGTCAAACTGCATCTTCTGCATAGCAAACTGGCCCTTGATCGTCTCGGCCTCTGCCAAAATGTTTTCCGGTTTTCCCTGCTGCTGCAACCATTGCTGGAACTCCTGCGAGGCAGGATCAAAAGCATATTTTTCTGGCAGTTCAAAACCGAGGTTCTTTGCTATATCAGCAAATAGAGCATATCCATGTTGCGGCCCAATCAATCCCAGCCCAGCCAGTTTTTCCTGCGCCTGCACCATAAGTATTAGCTTTTCGCGCTTCTCCTGCTCGTTTCCGGTTCCAATCCCTACCTTGACAACCAAATCGTTCCGCTCTTTCCATTCTCTTGGGTTAACCGACACATACTGGCCGCGCAGCTTGATAATACGCTCTTTGTCCTGATACCGAAGAAGAACTCCATGCACCTGTTTGACAAGCTCTTTCACGCCTGTCTCGGCCAACATCCGTGCCATCATCTCTATCTTCTGACTGGCACGGTTCAGGTTTTCAAGGAATGCACCCTTAGTGCTGTCCCGCAATGAATCAGGATCAAGTCCGGAAGTGGTCTTACTTATGCCTGTACGTGTCTCCTTTAGGTTGTCGATGTAGTCAATAACCGGGAGTATCTGCCCTACAATAGACGGGGAGATAACCGGCTCGACGCTCCCAGACACAGGCTCTTGTCCTGATACCCGCTTTACCCCCCCAGGAAGTGATTGCAAGAAGTCCTTGAGGTTCACCCGCTCATTGACAACCCACTGATTGTTGTTGGTCAGATAGATATTGTCGAGCATCTGCCTAGAAAGAACGGTCTTAATCTCCTGCAAGTCTGCAAGATCATCATCCAGCGACTCGCCAACATGCCGATGCGGGATACGTTTCGGAACAAACGAGGTCATGGGGACAGATGGGATTACTTGGTTCCACTCTTCCCCCGGAGGAATCTTATCCGAAACCGTTACCACCTTGCGCAGTTCTGCGAGGCCATCGTCGTCCCAATCGACTTTGATATATGCCTCACAGAACTCAATCTCATCCTGTGACTTATCACCTATTGCTGCGCCATAATCGCCACTTTCGTCGTCGACAGAATCTCTAGCAACCACCTGTTGATCGTTGTTGTTGCCAGAGATCGCCGCAAGGGACGCAACAAAATCCTTCGGCATTCCCATCTCGATCAAATCGGATCGGGTCTTGACGGTCACATGCTCGGTAAAAGGAGAATCTTGCAGCGAGCCACGGCAACGCTTCGACACCCGGACCTCTTCCGCTGGTACTGCCTGGATGATACACTTGCCGGTCTTGGTTGTTACCTTGATGCGAATGTCAAACAGTGACACGGGCAGCCCATCCGGGCCGATAATGACCTTCTCTTCTTGGGCGACAATCTCTATATCAGAGCCGTTTGCCTCAAGGTCAGCCGAAATCTTTACCAGCTCTTCCAGTGTAATCCCTGAGTATTCCTCTTCTTCGATCTTCTCAGAGGTATCCCACCAGTATTTGATATAACCGTTCTTGAGTAGCAGCGCGTCCTTGCAGGCGTCATGCAGCAACAACCAGCCGTCGTTGTCCTGCATAATCACCTTGTTGGTGTAGTCGCTCTCCTGCTCTGCCGCGCCCTCATCCTCTGGGCCAACCGGAATAAATTCTGCGATATTGCCACTAGCAGTAAATACCCGCATAATGGCAGGCATAGCCCAATCGACAGCCTCGGCCAAGTCCTTACTGACAACCTGTGACCGCCCTTCCTGTTCATCCCCATAAGGCCGCCCGTGATAGTGGTCAAGTGCCGTCGCACGTTGAGTTGACAAATCCCCATCGTCAACCCCAAGTGATTGCGCTCTCTGCGCTCTGATTATTGCAACAAGCTCTTTTTCTCTCATTGTTTCTTTTCTCTTGTACCCACACAGAACCTAAACCGCTTCGATAGTGCCACATACACCAGTAAAAATGGACTCCACCGCAAATGGATATTTGGGAGTTCCCCTTCGTTTATGGAAAAGCAATCCCGGCTTAAATACGTTAATCCTTTCACAGGTATCTCTCAAAGCCCTTTGCTGGAATGATAAGCAGGGGAAGCAATGACTCCCACCCTCTTTCGATGATTGCGTTTCTGATCCGCCGCACCCGCTCGTTCAACGGCAAGTCCGGGCTTTGCCCCTCAAAGATGCGGGCGGCAAGATCGTTCATGAGTTCCGTCTCTGTGTTTGGGAACTCATCAACAAACACAACGGACTGATCTTCCGTCCCGATATCCACCCCGGAAACAACCGTCTCCGCCTCCTCGACAACAGGAGCCTCTACCTCAACTACCTTCTTTGGCCGTGCCATTATCGTATGTACCCCGTGTTAATTTTTAGTGGCTGATCGAAGAATTTGCAGGTTTTACCCGTGACAATCTCCCCGAAAAGCTCAGTGAACGCCCAAACATAAGCATCGGCCCTGTTTGGCGATGACTCCCCCATATACCCCTTGGTGGTCATGGCGCACAGTTCGTCCTCAAGGTCGGGGAAGTACCCGCCATGACGGATGCGTCCTTTCTCTGCCAGTGCAGATATAGGCTCGGCCCGGACAACCTTGCCCCTGGTTGCTGTCACTCCACGGTAAGGAGTGTTTCTTCTGGCGGTCTGGATAACATGCTCAACCATCGACCCGCCATAGTTCTTCTCCCCCACCACCTTGTCGGCACTGTGCCGCTCGTATGCCGTGGTAACGATCTTCCCCCACACAGCAGGGCCAGCCTTGCAAGTCAAATCCTCAAGCACATAGCCGTTCCCGTCCACACCAAGCCCGGCCACGATGATCCCGATAGCGTCATTGTCTGCATTGTCTTTATCCTCTGAGCCAGAAGGATCGACCGCGACGACAATGCGCTGCATATCTGGCAGCTTGTTTACCTTGCGCCATGTCTCGATACCCTCAACTGTCCACAATGCACCTACGGTATCGTCAAGGAACTTTCCTTCAAGGAATCGAGTACGCAGCCTTGCAGGGAGCGACTCAAGTGTTGCAAGGTATTCGGCGGGGAGATTATCTATATTGTCCGTAGGATTCATCACCATGCTTGCATAATTGCTGGTAGCAATGGGGTTCTTATCCTGCGGGTCTCTACCCTTCACGAAAAGCTGGTACGTCCAGTGCGCTTGAGAAGAAGGGTTGCAATCGTAGTACATCTTCAACCGCAACGAACCCTTACCATCGTCACGCTCTGCTCTCTGCGCAAGTCGTGTAATTGCCAGATTGCGAGAGCTGTATGGTATCTGGCTGCACTCGTTCAAAAACAAAGAGGCATACTCCTGCCCAAGAATCTTCTCGGTGCGCTCCTTGTCGTCCAGCCCACCAAACCATAATTGGCTCTTATTGGGAAACTCTGCATACCAATCTGTCTTGTCAACGTGGGCGGTAACGCCGGGGAAACAGAGCTTCATTACCTTGGGAAATGTATCAAGAACAACTGCGCTTTTAACATGGTTGAAACGATAGCGAAGGACAGCGTGCCGGGAACCAGAAGCGGCCAGAGCGCGGAGGACAAGCGTGCGGGTGATCAGGAACGTCTTCCCGCTACGGCTTCCACCGAATAGCAAGTTATGGGTTTCGTTTCCACCCATCAACTGAACCGCTTGTTTCTGTTTGGCTGTCAGTTCCAACGCCTAACTACTTTTGTTTTATCCACCGTGGGGACAAGTGTCATTTTTCGTTGATATCGCTGCAAACTAATTTTTGGCAATTCCGCTCCTTTTTACAGGCATTTCTCATCATCTGACGTAAAACTTAGCGAAACTTTTCCGGTATGATCTATCTCTTGCTTGTCGCTCCAGCCAAAGTTCTTCAACGCAAAGATCGGGCCTGCCGCTTGGCCGCCCATATATAGGCGTTGCTCTGCGTAATTCTGGCATTTTAGCTTGGCTTCTTTTATGGTGTCAGAATAATCGTCTTTCTCTTGGTAGTCGCAAAGCGTTTCCCTGCTTGTCTGTAGCGCAAGAGCAAGGCCTGTTATCGTGTACGGTAGATTCTTTTTATCCATCCTGGCGAAGAATGCGTCGCACTTGTCTTTAAGCTCTTTGACCGTCTTAAACTTCATGGGCCTGCCAACTGCCATGCTAGTTCCGTCCTTCGTTCAGATGTGGGTCGGCGAGAGACGTAAGGTCTTCTGGCCGCTCATGGAGTGTTCCTTCTTTTTTAAGTGCCAGCTCCGGCCAACCTATTTTAGGTTTATGCTTTGAATTTTTAAAAACGCGCTCGTAGTTGTCGCGGTATGATTCGGTTGTCGCTGTCTGCCCTGGGCTGAACATGTTCTGTGCCATTATTCTACCGTCCCGTAATAGTCAAAAAAAACCTGCTCAAGCCCGATGTTTGACCGGCTGGAACAGGTGGTTGTTTCGTGTACTGGTATTGTGTCGATGTAAAACAGAAAATCTGGATGCGATGCGTGACGGAAACACACGGGTTGCGTGTTGTATCGGGAGAGAATCGAGTTGCATTGCTGACACCGCCTTGTCTGCATGTTGTCCCCTAGAGAATAGGCTATATTCTCATAGTACAGACAAATTGTGTCAGTGTCAAGTGTTTGTGACGGTTTTTGTCATATTAATCGGCCTTTATATTTTTCTGCTACCTCAAACACTATTTTCCCACCCCTTTTAACGCTTGACTCCATGGCGTTGTCGTCTCTCTCGATAAGAACCGTGTTCTCCTCGGAAACAACAACGTTCACGATGTTCCCCCAACAGTCACACCCCTCAGAATAGACCAGCATATTTCCGTCAAACTCCTTTAGCTTCTTGATAAGCTCATCAACGGTTGTTGTTATGTTATATTTCCCATCAACTTTTAGTTTCATGTCCACCTTAATCACCTTTCCACTCTATTGACTATCTCAACCAGCGCAGCTAGTTCTTCTCTGCCCAAGTAGACAAGATCTCCATCCCCGCGATATGAGAAAATCTCGAAAACACCTCCCCCGGATGCGTCAATGACATCAAATTCTCCACCAGAGTATTCTCTTATCTTCCACGGAGCGGGGTGTTTTGCTGTTAATATGCCAAAATATTTCTCCATGATTTTACTCCTTCCATCTCTTTGCTTATTGCTGATTAAAAATTGGGATTGTCCAGGTCGCTGTGTTGTGTTCAAACTCTCGAAGAAAGACAAAACACCCCTCGATGCAATCCCAATACTCATTTTTCATGCTCTTTATCATGGCAGTCTGTGCATAAAATCGTCATAGGCCCAGACAAAATTCGCTCTCTCACAAGATCAATCAACCCATCCCAATCAATGCCACAATCATGGTGTGCCTCGACATAAACTTCACGGCCTTTAGCCCTGCTCTGCTTCGCGTTGCACCGTTCACAGGTATAGCACTCACGCTTGAGTGCTGCGGACCTCTCTCTTGATCGAAGAAACACACGCCGCAGCGCGGAGCGTATCTGGCTATTTGGGGTAATTGGTTTTTTCCGGCTCAATCAATCACCTTTTCATCCAAACTAAAGCCGCCCGTTATTTATGTGGATAAACGCCTCGCCACAAAACAAATCATATTACCCAATCATACCCGCAAAAAGCGTTAGTCCTCTCCGCGGGAGTGCCGTCAGAGTGATAAAAACAACCCTTTATGTACGCCTTAATCTTCCTTGACTCGCTGCCTGATTCAAGCACTTCCTGAACCAATACTCTTTTCCCATTATACCACACATCGTCTCCGACTTTACAGTTATATTCCTGTGTTTTCGCATTTTCTGGCTTGCGCTGGCCTCTTTTGTAATGCTTCTGTTCTTCCAGCGTGTAAATGCCGTACATGATCCGCTTCCCGGTTGGCAAAACTCCTTTGACCATTTCGCAGTTTATCTTGTAGCCCATTTTGCGGAGGCCGCAAATAATGCTTTTCAGCTTCGGCACACCGAATTTTACTGACTGCATGTAGTCTAGTGGACCAGCTTGCAATAGCGTCAGGATTTTGGTTTCTTGCGGAGTCATTTCTATTCCTTCAAAACATGGTACACATGAAAAACCAACTGGCCTCCAATCAAAAAAACAGTGCCGATAAATTTGCGGTTTCCTGGTGGAACATCATGACCAGTCCCAAACACATCAAAATGTTCCTCTGTTTTTTCTGTGGTGGTTAGGTCTACCTCTGCCCACACACAAATGCTTTCACCTTGGGATGCGGCACTTAAAATCACAGAGCCAACAGGCAAACAACAGGCAAGCAATTACTTTGCCCAACAGATCGGCATACGCTGCTGCCTGGCTTGATCTCAAATTTAAATATTGTTTTAGTCATTATCTCCCCTCCTTGTGCATCATCCGTTCCCGTTCCCGTCCCCGTACCCGTACCCGTCCCCGTACCCGTACCCGTCCCCGTACCCGTTCCCACCGTCCCCGTACCCGTACCCGTCCCCGTCCCCGTACCCGTTCCCACCGTCCCCGTCCCCGTACCCGTACCCGTCCCCGTCCCCGTCCCCGTACCCGTATGTTGTTTGTCCGTCTTCGCCTAAAGATGAGAGTCCCATTTTGATCCCTCGCAGTCGATGATTGCAATTGTGGTCAGGATGTGAAACCGAATAGTAGGAGCCTTATCAAGCACGGTGCTTGACGTTGGTCCATTCTCGGCAATCTGCCCAAGTCCTTTTGTGGTTCCCCATCTGCGAATCACCGCAGCGTTTTCCAGAACACGCACCTCCTTGTCGGTTTGGTCAACTGACATTCTGCCAACAACCACATTCCCGCGTTGCAGGATGATAATTTTCACATCACCTGAAACCTTTTTGACCGAATCGGCCCTGACATACTCGACCTCATCAATCCTGATTGTGTTCGGCTTGCTCATTTTTCCTCTCCTTTTTTAGTTTTCGCGCTTCCTGCATCTTTTCTTGCTGCTCTGCGCTGATTGTGCGCCTGGATTTCCTGCCCCCCTTGGCGCGGCCTTCGTCTTTAAATGTTTTACCGCAGTTCGGGCATTTCATAAATTCACACTATCATAACTTGTTTTGTGGTTCAAGGTTTATTTTGCATTAGCAATCTTTTTATTTCACCGATTGTTTAAAACGTCCAGCCAATCTCCAGGGACATCAGGGATAAGCACCTCAACCGGCATCTTGTTTACCTCTATCAGCCGCTTTGCCAGAGAATAAGCCGCCGCCTGCCCTGCATAGCTTTTATGACTGTCGTTATCCCCATAAATATACACCTTTTTTATCTCGATAGGCGGAACAAATGAGGCCATCATTGATGCCGAAACCGTTGCCCATGTCGGTATTCCGTGCAACTGGTAGCAGGCGATCGCTGTCTCTATCCCCTCGGCAACCCCTATGGCCCCGTGTGCTGGATCGAAAAGCCGTATTGCTCCTCCTGTTGCCTTTTTAAGCCCTGGCATTAGTTTTTTTGGGCTTTCCACTCTTAGTTTTTTCCCATCGTGTCCAAGGTATGTCCGGTGCATTGTCACCGCCGTCCCATCTGGAAGCGACACAACCGCGAGCATGGTCGGATGCTCTTTTTTTGTTTCGCTCTCCCAACATGCGGGGATATATCTCAAGGCTTCTGGAATAGTTTGTAGCCCTCTCATCCTCAAATACCTTCCAACCGGATCAGACGGTGTGGCTTTGCTTGAGGCAATAAACATCTTCCGCAAAATGTCCGGGCTTGCCTTTTTCTCTCCACATATAGCAGATGGTGCCACAGTACCTATAATTGGCCGTACTTGGTCAAGAGCTTCCTTGAAGTCGCACCCCAGAACAATCTTTACCAGCTCCCACCCGTCACCATTTCCGCATGTGCAAATCCACGATCCGCATCCGTCCTTATCATCGAACCTGAAGTTTTTCTTTCCGCAAATCGGGCAGACGGTATGCCGTCCATCACCAACGTCAATTCCTAGCTGGTTGAATATTCCAGGCCATTTGTTTGTCGCGTCTATGCGCGTATTTGATTTGCTCATGCTTTATCCCTCCTAAAAATTCAGCGTCTGGTTGTATCGCCTGAACAAAATCCATCCCTCTGGGCCACACTCCAAACTTTGACTTATACCTAGCCGTTACCATCTTCGGGTTCTTTTTGTTTTCCCTGACATACCACAACATCATGCCGTAAAATCTGCGTTTATCTGCCATTGTCGCTTTCTTTTTCGATCCAACCTCTTCCAAGTCAGCGGCAAGCACATCTATTTTCTTTCCAAAAGACTTTACCGGGCTTCCGCAATCTGGGCATGTGTCTCGGCCCTCGAACACCTGTGAGCATACTTGGCAGATACACGGCTTTTTCTCTGTTTCCTTTTTCTTTTTTTTCTTCCACGCCTTTTCTTTTCCGTCCAGGCTCCAATCTATTTCATCGCACAAAAGTCCGTGTTCCTCAATCACCCCGCCGTGGTCAATTACCGTCAAGCACTCCTTGCTCGGTGAAGGCCGCAAGCCACGCCCACACGCCTGCCTATACAGTCCAAGGCTCTTGGTTGGCCTCGCCATAACAACGCAGCTTATATCTGGCACATCCATTCCCTCGATGTACATGGCTACATTGCAAATGACCAACAGCCTGCCATTTTCCATGTCTCTAAAAACGCTTTCCCGTGCATCGTCAGACGATTTCGCAGTTAGAACGGCTGATGGTATGCCGAAAGAGTTAAACGCCTCACAGACGGCTATTGCATGCTTTACGTTGACGCAAAAAACTATGCTCTTTTGTCCTGGGGCTATCCGTGTCCAGTTTTCCACAATATCGCCAACCAGTTTCGGTGTGTTCATTCTGTGGCTCAATTCTGAAAGTTCATAATCTCCACGAACAATCTTTATCTTTTCAAGGTCTGGGGTTGTCGGGGCAAAGTATCTAACCGTGGCAAGGTAGCCGTTTTCTGTAAGCTCTTTCACCCCGGCCACATCAACCAGCGAATCAAATGCCTCGCCCAACCCTCTACCGTCTGCCCTCATTGGTGTTGCCGTGCATCCAATTATCACCTTGCTATGGTACAATTCCAGAACGTCCATTGTGCGCTTGCTCACCGCAGTATGGCATTCATCGACCAGAATAACCTGTGCATCGAAGAACCACCGATTTACCGACAATTCGTCAAGGTTCAATCGTCTTGAAAATGTTTGAATGGTTCCCACTTGCACATCTTCGCTGGTGTCGGATTCATGCCCGGCCATTATCATGCCAACAGAACAGCCAACGTGCCGCCTAATTGTCTCGGCCATTTGCATAACGAGATTACGTCTGTGGACAAGAAACAAGCAACGGTTTCCTCGCTCTTTTGCTAGCCGGATAATCTCTGCAAAAATAAGTGACTTGCCGCCGCCTGTGGAAAGCACCATAACAACACGCTTGTTACCACTCGCAATGGTTTTCCTTACTTCTTCGACGGCCCGTATTTGATAATCTCGAAGTTCCATAATCCCACCGTTATTTTTCTCATGCCAAAAGACAACTTCAAAGTTATACTCTGGCGTGCGTTTTTTCGTTCAAACAAAAAGCCCTTTATATATATAATATATTACCGTATACCGTGAGCGTACTTGCAAACTTATTTTGCGAGTAACTCTTCACCGTATTTGCAAAACTCATTTTCAACCGCTAAAAACTCATTTTGCAAATACTCTGCGGATATATTCGCAAACCTATACAGATTATGCCTTTTTTTGCCTGTCGATTTCTTGCACAAAACGAAATACCCCAACTTGTCCATTTTCTTAACTGATCTGCACAGTGCATTTCTGCTTGTTATAGAGCAGCACTTCATAATGGTTTCATAGCTAGGCCAGCATTCTTTCTTTATTCCTGCCGTTCTTATTAGGTAGACAAAAACGACCTTATCGAAAGGAGAAAGTCTAGCGTCTGCCAATGCTTTTGATATGCTCATCGGCTTAAATGCACGGAACAACCAACCAAGCACCGCTTCACTGATTTTGCGCCAACGATGGAAGACGCAAGACCGCAACCCCGCGAAAGTTGCTCGATGCTGGTTGGTTGTGCCACAAATTTAAAGGGGATTAGATTCACTTCGGCTCCATCGTTAATTTTGCATCGGTATGGGTGTGAAAGCCAGCCGATATTTCACTATCCCACAATATATTCAGTTTTGCAAACAAAAACTTAGCACCTGTGCTGATTTCGTGTGGTGCCCACGGCGCGGGAAAGTGAAGGAGTGCGCTTGACGCATCAGCACTGCCAGTGGTGTTTAAAATAGTTTCATCTGGGTTTTCTCGGTTTTCGTTGTTGACTTCTTCTTGTGAAATTGCTCATATTCCTTTTTTTTGCGCTGGTTCGATATTCACCCCACAAAGATGGATGATGTGGTGATATTTGTGGTCGTTGTCCCTAAAAACATCCATCAACTTCCCGTCCACCATCAACTTGTAATATACTCGTCTTGTTTCTTTCTTCATGGCTCCACCCCTAGCCGGCACACCCGACCATGCTCAACCTCATTGAACCGATGCACGAATGCGCCTTGATTCGCCCAGGCAAGCACCTGTTGGCACTCTGGGCAACCTGGGCATGATCTGCGCTTCAGTAGCCGCAAATGGACAAGTCGCTGAATGCCCCGCTTAGTTGTGCGCGTTGATATGTCCGCCCTAAATCTAATTCCGGCGCAAGTCATTGGTATGCCACCGTATAAATTGCCAGCAAATTAGCGGCCAGAAGTAGGATTATAATTGCCATTGCTGCGAGTTGCCAGGTGGTCATTTTAACACCCCATCACGCAAAGCCCGGTCAAGCGTTCTCGCTATATATTCCCATTGCTGCGGCCACAACTCCGAATGAAGGTGAAACATGCCGTGGCACTCTCTACACATCGGCATAGCCATCGAGTCTGGTGCCGTGGTTCCCATCCCGCCCATGTTGCCGACCCCGATTAGGTGGTGCGGATCGCCTCCATCCCCGGTGCAATGAATGCAGGATTGCGTTTTGATCCATTTTATGTATTTCGCGTTTCGGTATGGTAGGTTTTTAGGCTCGCTCATTTTCTCTCCCAAAGCCACGCATAAAAAACTCCATGCAATGCGTTCCCTCTTTGTAAAAGTTAGCGTATGATTGTTGGTCAGATGGTTTAGCCGTGAATCTGTAGCACTTTTCTTTCCACTTGCAGCCGTCTTTTGCGTTTGCACATAGCGTTATGTCAGCCATTACTTGTCCTCCTTCTTATTCTTCTTTGGCCATGGTGGGCATACAACCCCAAGTTTGCTGCCCAGGTGCCTGCATAATACATCGTGTATCTGCGTCGGCTCTACGGTTGTTATTTCCGTGGTGCTGGTCTTTTGCGTCAAGGCTTTTTGAATCGGACGCCATAAAAACTCCTTCGCGTTCTCAGTTGTCCATGGTATCTCTGCGTCATGTTTCAACGTCCGGCGCATGTCGTACCCTGCATCGTTCAGGACTTCGGCCAGTTTCTTCAGGAACAGGTGCAGGGCTTTGTTTTGCGTCAAGGTTCGCTGTTTTGCCTTGCGCTTGATCGTTATCTCAAGGTAATGTGCTTCGTGCCATTCTGCGTCTATTTCCGTAATTGCGCGGGAAAGCTCGGCAAGGCTGTTAATTTTAAATTCTTTCATTTTATCGCCTTGGCTCTCTGTTGAAAACAGCAAAGAAAAGGTTTCTCAGTCTGCCGAAGTCGTTTATGCCGTGAGCAATATCACTTTCATGGGACAATAAGTACCCGCAAAAAACCCAAATGATGGTATCGTCCCACGTTGAAAACAAGGATGGTTGCTTGTCGTTTGCCATGGTTTACCTCCCCCCAGCCTAGCGGTTACTTGCCAGCTTTCTCTTTAAGCATTTGCTCAACCTGGCGATAATACCCGCGCACCTTGTTTTTCTGGATTTCAGGCAGTGCGTCGATCTGGGGCTTGCTTGATGCTGCCCAGGCTTCCAGAGCGATCAAATTTTCCGCGTCTTCCATTTCTGCGCATAACTCGGCACAGATTTCGTCGGCGGCTGGTTTCTTTGTTTCCTCTTTGCCGTGGGTGTTTGTGGTGTCTGCATCCTTGGTATCGTCGATTGCAAAAAGGCCGTTTGCCGCATATTTCCGGGCGTAACTGGAGCAGCTGCCGGTGATCTGCGAAGCATCCATTCCCTTCTTCGTTTCCTCTTCACGGGCATAGCCAACAGAAGATGCCAAAATAGAGCCGCTAGGGGCCACCAGTGAGGCAGTCGCCTTGACGTAATATCTTTCCCCTATTAGCACAAGTTCGTCGCTTACAATCAGCGCAATGCCCAATTCTGCAAGGATAGGTTTTGCCGCCTCGTTAATGTCGGACATGCTACGGTAGTTGTATTTACCGAAATCGTTCCGTTGGCCTTTCGGGGCTTTCAGTGCGTTCTGTATTTTGCTCAGTGTGCTTCCTGCCGATGTTTCCGTCATGTCTATTTCTCCAGTGGTTATGTTGAAAATCCTGGTTTTCTCCAGGGCGAAGTCCTCCCCTCCCCGTTCTTCTCTGCACCATACATCAGAGATTGGCTGTCAGGGTCAAAGCCAAACCAAAACCAACTTGGCGCAAACACGGTTTACCAGGGAAGCTCTTTGTTATCGCGGTGCCCGATCCGCGCTGCCCCACCGTTTTACTTTGGCCGTGGTCGCCGTCAAACTGTGCATGTCCAACCTTACGATTGGCTGTCCCTGTATATCCCTTTCGGACGGACGGGTCATCCGCCGTGTTCGATCTTCCCGCACACATCGCTGCGCAGGTTTTCTTTGGCCGGTTGCGGAAGACGGGCGGGGATAGAAAAAGCTGAAAAAAATACCCCGAGCAGAATTCACCATGAAAACCTTTGGGCCGACCAGACTCAATAGGAAGGTGATGAAAACTGCCGGGGTAACTGTATTTTCTTTGTTTGTGGCTGGTCGGCCGCTGGTCAAGCATGGTGCTTGCCTCCTTTTATTCTACAGATTTTGCCAGTGAATGCAAGTTTTTTATTCTGTTCTCTGCGTTTATCCGCTACTCAAACTCATACTGCCGTTCCTCTTTCTCTTCCTTGGCCTCTTTATTCCACTCTTCCAGCCACCTGCCCCACGTTTCGCCCGTGATATACTCCTTAAACGCCTCCACAGCTTCGTGCATCTGCGATTCGTTCATGCGTGCGCTTACTTCCAGCATCATCAGGCCACGGCGGGAAACCGGCTTGACTTCGATATCTTCCATTTCCATTGTAACCATTACCCATCCCCATAAAGATTTGAATACTCAAAATCATCAATGGCGTTTTGCCCGCGCACCATTTCACGCCTGCTCCGGCCCATGTCCTCTTCTTCGTTTGGATCGAACGGGATATGCGTCCCGTTACATTCACGGCAAACCGGGCCGATGATGGTGCTGTACCATTGCTCGTCGTAATCGTATGCCGTGTGGCCGCATTCTACGCAGGTTAGTTCTGCCATCGTCGTGTCCTCCTGCTGACTATGCCCGGATTATTGGGCTGCGTCGTGCTGCCCTGTTGTCTAATATATACCAGAGATTAAAACCTTTTGTCAAACTATTTGTTGTATTATTTTTCGCTGGAATCAATATCTTTTTGAATCCTATCGTCCCACCGGAGAAAGCTCTTTCCCTCGTATTTTTGCAGCTTCGATAAAGCCAGTTCTGACATTTGTTTCTTGAGCTGCGGGCTTACCCTGCTCTGCCCAACCAGAAAGCACATGGCGCTGAAGGCCGTTTCCATATCAGCTGCCTGTCTGCGCATTTTTAACTCTGCCTCAACCACCCCGGAAGTAAAGGCGTTTACGATGTGGGCAATAAAAGAAGGATCGTTCTCGCACTTTTGCCTGATCGTAGCCAATAACACAAACTCTTCATTTGTCATTTTTCCCTCTCCACATAATAAAGTTGCATCGTCACCTGGTGCATCTGCCAATAGCCAATTATGGCAGGGTTATATGTCTGGTGTAGGTGGTGGTATAGCATGGCCCCGGCTAGTATGGTTGTTGCTAGGATGGATATGATTATTTTATCAGAGCGCATTCTTTTCCCCATTGCTGGGCCATAGCTTGTGCCACCCCGTAAAAAGTAACGCTCCTGTCGCGCTTTCTTGTCGGTGATGGCCCCATCTTCCATATTCTTTGTTCTCGCCCCAAAACTTTTTTTGTAGGCGTAAGCGGGGCCAAATTATGCAAAGCAAACCCTGTTTTTTTGGTTTCTCCGTGCCCGTAATCATATGGTTGCAGATAAAACACGTTTTCAACATAGGAGAAAATTACACTTATTGGATTTTCTAACGCAACCCGTTCACCGTATTCTTTAGCCAGCTTCCATAACCCTATTGTCCAGCCTATGGCATGAAGTCGCTTGTAATGCAGGGGCATCCCGCGCCCGTACCATCTGTTACCGCTAACCGCCATTGCCGTACAGTCTGGGTGGAGAATAATTAGCCCCCATTTCCGCGTCGGTATCACTGCCATAATGTCCTGCTGAAAGTGCCAAGCAGGATTTCCGCGTGTTGGTTGCAAATCGCAGGAATACGCTTCGTATCCTGCGTCACGGAATGCAGAGCAAACCACTCCACTTTCCTCGCAACCGACAAGTATTGGCAAGCGTTTCATCTTGTCCGACATACCCGTGCCCCCTGAATCTCCGCCGTCTTATCCGCACATTCGAACAGGTTGCCGAATATCACCACCGCCCACAATAGCAGGAACAGGGCGGCAATGGCTTCAGTGGTGCGGCGTTTCTTTGCTGCTTGGTCGGTGAATAGATTTTTCTTCATTATTCTCCAGCCTCAATAAAACACCCGTTATCATCTAAGACATACCATATTTTTTCTTTCAATTTTCCGTCTGTCCCGTCACCGCATCCGGTTTCAGCGCACCGCATTTCCGAACGATCTTCTTTTTTATTCCACCACGCCAGAGCGACACATCCGTACTTTCCTGCCATTGCTTTTGATTCAAGGCCCGTACATATTGATGCCGATCTGTCCCCGGTGGCCGATGATGCCGATCTGTCCCCTGTGGCCGATGATGCCGAGCTGTACCCGGTGGCCGATGATGCCGATCTGTACCCGGTGGCCGATGATGCCGAGCTGTACCCGGTGGCCGATGATGCCGATCTGTACCCGGTGGCCGATGATGCCGAGCTGTACCCGGTGGCCGATGATGCCGAGCTGTACCCGGTGGCCGATGATGCCGAGCTGTCCCC